GCTAAGGGATTTCATAGAGATACTTAAGGAGATGGGTATCTATAGCCTGGATAGTCATAACAAGAGTGAGCATATATATACTTTCTCTAATGGCTCCATCGTGGAATTTTTCAGCGTGGATGATGAGCAGAAAATCAGGGGAAGGAAGCGAGATATTGCCTGGTGTAATGAAGCTAATGAGCTGTACTTCGATGATTTCACTCAGCTCAATATGAGAACTGAATTTAAATTGATATTTGACTACAACCCCTCAGATAGCTCCTCATGGTTATATGAGCTCCCGAAGGAGGAGAGCATACTAATCAAAAGTACCTACCGAGATAACCCATTTCTACCTAATAGTATCAGGGCACAGATTGAGGATTTAAAGCGAACCGATGAGGCACTATACCAGATCTATGCACTAGGTGAGAAGGCAATCAGCAAAAGTAACATATACAGTAACTGGACCTTTTTAAGCCATAGACCTGCTAGGTTCGTGAACTATGTGTATGGCCTTGATTTTGGATATAACCATCCCACGGCACTCATGAGAGTATATTGGTGCGACAATGATATCTATATCGAGCCTGTGATATATGAGAGCTACCTAACAACTACCATGCTAATCGAGAAGCTCCAGGCAATTGGCATAGAGCAAACGGTTACAATCATGGCTGACTACTCACGTCCAGAGATCATACAAGAAATGAACATTGCAGGCTTTGATGTTCAGAATGCAAACAAGGTAGTCAAGAAGGGTATTGATAACGTTAAGACCTTTGGAGTATTTTGCCAGGACCATAAAGATTTGAAACGGGAGTATGAGAATTACAAGTGGAAGAAAATCGGTGATTTCATTACGGATGAACCTGTTAAGCTATTCGATGACGCAATGGATGCCGTGAGGTATGCAACTACCCACATACGGCAGGAGTACTATACGGATGACAGCTACTATGCGTTTTAAAAACATTTTCCTGGCATAGCATAATATAGGCATGGCAATACTACTAATCGCTAAGGCAGATCCATTAATGCCAGCGTATAACCCTATTAAGTTTATCTATGCATCCACGAACTCAGGGAACCCTGGTTTCAAATTTGTATTTGATATCTATGAGAGTGGCACAGCTAATAAGATAGCAGAGTACAGGGTACTGCCTCAATACGTTAGTGGGTATGGTGAGATTGACCTGAGTAAGTTACTCCAGGCTAAGGTGAGCTATGACCTTGAGCTAGCCAACACCACGGTATATGATGCAACGAATAGCCATTATAAATATGATGTGGCTATAGGGGAGGAGTACCTTACAATCGTGCAGTACTTCGCCAACCTTACCAACAATGGAGGGAACGTACAGATAAATGTAGCCAATAGCTTTGTCGTAGGTGATCAGATCAATATAGCTCAAGTAGGTGGAGGTGTTGCCAACCCTAACCTCGAAGGATTGCAAACGGTTATCGGAGTGGGCCCTGGTTACCTGGTAGTCAATAGCCCATGGTCATTGGTAACCAATGCAACCGTGAATGGAGATATAACCTATGCCGATGGTAGGCGAACCATTAACCGAGCGTTGAGGCAGGATAAGAATAACTATGTATTCAATGGTGCCATCCGATGGGTAGAATGGCCTGCCTATGATTACCAGGACTACCTACTCAATAACGTAACCGATAAGCTACTAACCACATTGCCAACGGATGGGTACCATGCTACCCTAGCGCAGGATCTGTGGATGGATGCCGTGAACAACTCACCTGCTGGTAGCCATCGAATGGTATTTGAAAACAACCTAGGTGATATCCTGGATAAGGATGTGGCGGCTACTGATCACGTTGTAGGTATCTCTGTTGGTCCTAACAACCACGGAGCTACCAACGTAGTGGCAGGCTCAGCTCCATTGATTAAGCCAGGTACTGAATGGTATGATTTCTACTATGAGCATCTAGGTACTCAGACCTCCCAAAAGTACAGGATCTATCTAGATAGAAGGGTGCGAGATATTGAATACCACATCCTATTCCTAGATCGTATGGGCTCATGGGGTAGCTTTGCTTTCACAGGTAGATACTACGAGAAAGGTAACGTAACACGAGAGCAATTCAATCGAGATGTGCAAGGATATATATCTAGTCAATACTGGAGCTACAATACTCAGGATAAAGGCTATGTGAATAGCTATATAAGTACTGATACTACCATTGATCTCAATACTAACTGGATGACTGAAGAGATGGCTCAGTATTTCTCTGAGCTAATCAGCTCCCCTGAGACCTACATCAAAAAGGCAATCTATGATGATGAGGATTGTGAGCAACCCCAGAGCACGGAGTACATTAGCTGTAATATCCTTACCTCATCCTATGAGCTATTCAAGAAAAGAAATAAGAATTTAATACGGCAAAGCATTACGATTAAGTATGCCAATAATGACCTAGTCAATGGTTAAGATACAACTAGCAACAGGATACCTGGAGGTAAAGGAGGGAACTGCTTTCCCATTGAACTTTCAAGTAGGTGATATCAGAGATATCTCACAGCGAAAGGGTAACTTCTCGAAAACCATTACTTTGGTGGGGAGTAAGAATAACAATGACTTGCTGAACCATTACTATGATGTAAACATCGAGGCAGGCACCTTCAACATCAATACCCTTACTACCTGCTCAGTTATCCAGGATGGAATCCCTATAATGGAGGATGCTGTGCTTCAACTTACCTCGGTTAAAAAGGTACAGCTCACGGATGGCTATGAGGAGCATGTGGAGTATGAGGTATTGGTAAGGGATAGCAAAGGTGATTTCTTTACAGCCATTAACAATAAGGAATTAACCGATATTGATTTTACAGATCTGAACCATACATTCGATGCCAACAATATCCAGATGCGATTTGGCAATACGGTTACGGATGGCTTCAAGTATTTCTTGCCAATGTCAGGAGATGCTAACTATATGATCAATGAATTTAAGCCTGCCATCTTTGCTAAGGTTTACATGGATCGTATATTCGCAGATGCAGGATATCAGTACAACTGGCCCACATTAAGTGCCACAAAATTTGATAAACTAATCATACCTTACAATGGTGGAAGCGATAACTTTGATTTCGCTGATTATGTAGTAAGGGCTGAGAAAACTACACCAAGTACAGTTACCTCAGCGTTATCAATACAGCCATCCACCTCAGTATATACATTCACAGGATTAACTGAGCTGGAGGATCCTCAAAACTTATTCAATCCATTGACTGGCGTATATACTACACCATTCAATATCAATTCAGCCAACAGTCAATACTATGAGATAAAGATCCTGATTAATTTCTCCTTAGATGTTAACTTCCCATCTGGTAATACCTCAGTAGGAACGCCTCAGTTTTATCTTAACTTTTTCAATGCACCTTATAATGTAAACGTATCCTCCCCATTATACAATGGATTAACTGGAGTGCTAGGTCCAGGTAGTTATAATGTGGCAGTAGATACTTTACTGGTTAGCATACAGGCAACAGATGCAACGCTATTGCCTCAGCTTACTGCATTAACAACAAACGTACAGGCATTCTTTTTTACAGGTGGTGGTTTTTATACTATCCCTTACAACTTAGATTTAACAATCAATTCAGCAGATATAACCATTACCCCTAGCAGTAACATTGTAGCTGTGGGTGGCACGTTAGATGTTAATGATTATGTACCTAAGAAAATAAAGCAATCCGATTACGTTAAGGCCATCTTTAATATGTTCAACCTTTACGCTGAGGTGGACAAGAGCCAGCCTAATATGCTGAACTTAGTGCATAGGGATGATTACTATGATGCAGGTAAGCAGGTCGACTGGACCTACAAGCTAGCCAAAGACCAGGAGCAAAGTTTATCATTTCTTCCAGAGCTAACAAGTAAAAAGGTAATACTAACCTATGCCCCTGATAAGGATGATCCGAATGTAATGTACACCAATGCAACGAACCAGATCTATGGACAGGCTGAGGTGATTTTTGACAATGAGTATGTAAAGGATGTAACAACTAAGGCCGTATTATTTAGCCCTACCCCTGTGATAGATACTACCTTTGGGGCGTATGTACCTCAGATCATGGGCTCACAGCCTGATATTAATATACGCATCCTTTATGATTCAACTGCTGAGGTAGGCCTCACCAATTGTGCTGCCTTCAACATCTATGATTACGGTAGTGTTGGTGCAACTAACTTAACGAGCTACCCGTATGTAGGTCATTTCAATGATCCGTTAAACCCATCATGGGACCTTAATTTTGCCATCTGTTCCTTTTATTATTACCAGCCATTGACCTTAACAGATAACAATCTGTATAACAAATACTGGCGGCGTACAATGGGCCAAATCAATAACGGAAAAATGTTAACGGCTTATTTCGATTTGAAGGAGCCAGATATCCAGAGCCTAGAATTAAATGATAAGATAAGGATTGATAACTCATGGTGGAATATCAATAAGGTTATTGATTACGATGCCAATGCTAACAAGTTAACACAGGTCGAGCTCATTAGTGTAGATAGTGAGATTGATCTCATGAGCGTATTACCTGGAAGCACAGCAATACCTGGACAAGCTTCTCCAATTGGTAACGGTAATAATGGGGCAATAGCTCATGTAGCTAGTAATACTATATTCAATCATAGGAGCTCGAATGCAAACGTAATACCTGGCAATTCTAATGGAGTAATAACGGGGAAGGGTAACGTAGTTAATGAGGGCCTCAAGACCGTAGTAGTAACGGATAACAAGCTAATATCTGAGGATGGTATCTATACCGATAACCTAGTAGTTTACAACAGGTACAATGGCCTACCAGTATTGCCAGCGTGTTATGCATATACTGCTGTATTGTTTCAGGCTGGAGCTACTCCTCCAGTAGCTACTGAGCTAGTCAATACATTTGGTCAAATCACCTGGAATTATTTAGGGGTAGGTCAATACCAGGCCACATTGGATGCATGGGATCTAGGTGCTATCCCACAGGACCGCATCACGGTAATGATTGGAGCCAGCTATTTTGATGGTATATATAGTGCCATATATGTGGCGGCAAATAACAGCATCTATGTAGATACTTCTCAGATAGGGGTAGGCTTCAGTGATAACTACCTAGCATATACAACAATTGAAATAAAATACTATCCATAATGAACCAAGTAGAAATACCTATAGTTATACAGGGCATTGGTGCCATGAGGGCAGAGCTTCGAGAATTAAAAGGAGCTATTGCTGAGGCTACTGATCCAGAACAAATGGCCGAACTCTCTGCCAGAGCAGGGGAGCTAAAGGATAAGATAAGCGACGCCAATGATGCGGCAAATGTGTTTGCATCTGGTAGTAAGTTTGAGCAGGTCAGTAATTCATTAGGAGGTATTAAGGACAGCCTTATGAGCCTTGACTTTGAAGAGGCAAATCAAAAGGCAAAGGTATTCAGCCAAGTTATCGGAAAGATTAACCCTGCTGAACTAGGTAAGAGCTTCAAAAGCTTCATGGGGGTAATTGGTACAATGGGTGGAGCGTTTGTAAAGTTAGGTGCTACCATACTAGCCAACCCTATCTTTTTATTAGTAGCAGCCATTACTGCTATTGTGGTAGCCATTGGTTACTTTATGAATAAGCTCGGATTATTGCAACCAATACTAGATGGTATTAAGGCAGCTGTAGGTTTGCTTGTTGATGGCTTTTATGCCTTAACAGATGCGCTAGGAATAACGGATAAAGCAGGGGAGGAACAAGCTGCAAAACAAAAGGCACAAACCGAGGCACAGATAGCTAACATCGACAGGCAGATTGAGGCAGAGGAAAGAAAAAAAGCGGCCATAACGAATGCTTTTAATTTACGAGATGGACAGTTTAAAAGAGATATTGAGCTAGCCAAAGCAGAGGGTAAGAATACCTTTGAGCTTGAGAAGCAAAGGATCCTAGCATCCATTGCCTACAAGAAGAGAATGATTGAAGAGAATAAGATAATTTTCAAGCAGATTGATGCTAAGAGATTATTACTACTTTCTCAGATGGATGTTAATGGATCTGTGGCCACAGGTACCCAGGCACAGGCGGACCAATTGAGAAAGATTAACGAGCAGCTTGAAAAGCAAACTCAAGCCAATGAGCAACTCAATGACCAGATAAAGGATGGACAAAACGAGCTGAAGATATTACAGATAGAAGAGAATAAGAGGCAAGCAGAAGCTAGCAAAGCACAGCAAAAGATCAATGAGGATAATGCTAAGAAGGCAGCCGATAATAATAAGAAGATAGCCGATAACAATAAGAAGGCGGCCTCAGATGCTAAGGCTCAACGAAAGCAACAAGTAACTGATATCCAAACTCAATATATTGAACAACTAAAGCTAGAGGCTGAAGCTGTCAAGAATAGAACGGCATTAATTGCTGAAGGTACTGATAAGGAGAAGATGGTACGAGAACAGGCTTTTGAGGATTACAAACAAAACTTCTTGATTGAAAAAATGAAGGAGGAAAAGGCGGCCATTGATAATGAGTACATCACTAAGGGCGGGAGCATACAGAACTATGAGAAAAAATTAGCACAGCTGAGGCTAGATGCTATGAGTAAGTTAACAAAAGAGGAGCTTCAGGTATTGACCGATGCTGAGACCTTAAAAAACAACGAGCTTCTAGCTATTGATCAAAAGGCTGCCGAGCAGTTTGCATCCAACCAGGTACGCATCAATGACCTAACCATTGAGGCAATGGCTGAAGGTGCGGAGAAAGAGGCCATAATGCAGAAGCAAAAGTATGATAAGCTAAGAACTGAGGCCATCAAAGATACTACCCTAACTGAAGAGCAACGTAGGCAGATCATAGCTATCTATGATCAGATGGATGCTGAAGAAACTAAGAAACGAAATGATGATAGGCTCAAGGCTCAAAGTGATCTAGCCCTATCTTTGGCAGATGAAAAAACCAGAGCCATTGCTGAGGTGGAGGCTAAGTATCTACAGGACCAGGAACTGGCAAAGGGTAATTATGAGCTACTTGAAAAATTAAAGAAAGACCACGAGGCTAAGATAAATGATATTACTAATAAGGCAGAACTTGAAAGGATAGAGAATGCTCAAAAGGAAAGAGATGCTAAGCTAACATTAGCAGGTGATATAGCTGATGGCATCACCGATATTGCAAAAGGCCTAGTTAATGATCAGAAGAAACTAGAGAAATTTAACAAGGCAATGGCATTGGTTCAAATTGGTATTGATACAGGTAAGGCAATCAGCTCCCTTGTTGCAGCATCACAGGCAAACCCATTGAATGCAGTAACAGCAGGTACAGCAGGTATTGCTCAGTTTGCTTCTGGTATTATTCAAATTGCTACAAACATAGCTAAGGCAAAACAGATCCTAACATCTGGAGGCTCACCATCCACAAGTGGTGGGGGTGGAGGAGGATCTAATGGAGGGGGCAATGCTGTTGCACAGGTAGTCCCTCAATCCGCTCAGCTATTTGGCTCAGCCAATACAGGCAATGTAATGAGTGCAGGAGGAGGAGCTACTGAAACGGGAGGCATGACAGTTACGGCCATCGTATCTGAAACTCAAGTTACAAACGTGCAGAATAAGATTAATAAGATAAACAAAAACGCAGAATTATGATAAGTTTACAGAGCGTAATTAACAATGTGGTGAACTTTTATTCACAGCACAAACAGGTAAAGAAAGTAGGTACTGATTTTAAAGAACAAATATTTAACTTCGCTACCCAGGATGAAAAGTACCCTATCATATTTATCGTGCCTGATGCTGTTATCCCTACCGAGAATACTACTGAATTTACTCTGGATATTTTCTGTTACGATATCATTCAAAAGGACAGAGCAAACATCATAACCATCCTAAGCGATTGCCATCAAATCCTTAATGATTTGTATGTATATTATTTTTTCGGACTAGACAGGAGCATGGATGTTATCGGGGTTCCTACCTTTACTCCATTGAATAATGATTTACTAGATTATGCAGCAGGGTATCAGATGAGTATTACCTTTGCACTCAATGACTGGACCGATTGTGCCGTTCCGATTTAAACAAATCGAAAGCATAAAGTAATATAGGTATGAGCTTACCTAATTGGTGGGGGGATTGGAGGGAAAACCTTACCCCTCATACTGGCGATTTACAACCTACCGATCTAATCGAATGCACTCAGATAGTAGCAGGGCAACCTGTTAATACTGCCATTACAGGACAGCAGATAATTAATGCAGCTTCAGGAGGAGGTGCAACTTGGGGAAATATCACAGGTACCTTATCTAGCCAGAGTGATCTAAATACTGCCTTGAATGGTAAGCAGGCAACACTAGTATCAGGCACTAACATTAAAACAGTTAACGGGAACTCATTGGTAGGCTCAGGTGATGTATCATTCAATCCTAAGTATCTAGGCCATTCTGCATCCACAGGATCATTGAGCGTATCGACAGCAGTAACCATATCTAAGGCCTTGAGAATACCAGCCAATACATTGACTACTGATACCTTACTTGAGATACAATGGCGTATGATACGGGTAACAGGTAACACGGGGCAGGTTCATACAAGGCTGTACATTAATACAAGCAACAGCATGACAGGTGCTACATTGATAAGTGGTATAACTACATTGAATGGTGGAGGAGTACAGCAGGCCATCAAATGTGAGAAAACAATCACCTGTAGAAATAATGGGTTTTCATGGATGAATTCAGGGGCCAGTGAATTTACAGGGGTAGGATTGAATGCATACAACCTTAACAGAACCGTAGATCAATATCTTTTATTTACCGTACAGTCAGCTACGAATGGAGAGACCTGTGTAGTTGACTTTTTCAGAGTATTACAATATGCCTAGATACGCAAAAAACGGAGTATTCAATATCCTCTACCCTACCCGGAGAAGGATGGCCACAATATTAAAAAGGATCATTAGGCAGAATGGCCTAGTGGATACAAGAACGTTGGAGGATAGTGTGCGAATCAATGCACAAATAACAGGTTTTTCTACCCTAGAAATTGAGATAGTAGCCATGTATTACTTTATCTTTCTCAATAACGGGGCATTCCTGTGGAATGGTGGGGTAATACCTCCGTATAATTTGGTCAGACAATTTACCGATGAGCTAACAAGTGCAGGAATAATCACCGAGATATATAGCCAATATACTGAATGGCTAACTAAGAATTACCCTATCCTGGAGATAGTGCCTATCTTAGAAGAGGATCAAAGTATTGTGTATAATTTCTATGCCCTAGATGCACCGCCTGATTTCACTCCAGGCTTTCCGCTAGATGTTTAATTCTTTTTTCATCCCTATCATATTAAAGACAAAGATTAATTTTAACTTACCTAGCTTCTCAGCTTTGGTCAAATCGCCATTACATAGGTTATAGATCATTTGTTCCCATGACCATTTGGAGGCTTTTTTTTCAGCCTCGATATCATCGAGCTCCTCTTTGGTTAGCTTTGCTTTTTCCTCCTCACTAATCTCAGTATCGTCCACATCTCCAAATAGATTGCGATAGGTTTCATAAAAATGTTTACGAAACTTTATGAACTCATTAATGATGCCATAGATGTAGGTGATGGGTAAATCTAGGAACTGCTCCGCTCGATTGCTCAGGTCAAAATCATAGGGCTCCATAACCTCCTCATCCCATTCATTGAGGCGTACTTTCCTGTACATGATAGCGCATATCTTATCTAGGTTATCAATGTAGTCGCTAGTAAATAAGTGCTCTAAATCAATCCATTCATATAGCTCTAATTTTCCAAATGGCTTGAGCTTCATACCGAGCACCTCCTCCTGGTATCTATTGGGTGGCTGATTGCTGTACCAATTGACCTCTTTTATTAAGGCATTTAGCTCATCAATCTCGAGCTCCTCAATCTCTTCAATGTTAACATCGGCTAAAATAGAAAGGGCCTCACTATTGTAGTGGTAGGCCCCTTGCGTTTTATCTATTTTACCAATCTCAATGAACTGCTCAAGCGTTACTTCGCTCCAGCTCTGGGGTAGCTTCAGCATTCTTAAATTGTTGGTTTACTTTATTAGCAATATACATGACGTAAGGTATAGAAATATCAGCAGTCATTTTGCAGATAAATTTAGCTTTGTGTTTTATATGTGCATCGGCATAGTGTTCAGCAGGGGTAAGGTCCTCTCTCTTAAACATCACGGCCATCATTTGACTGATGTAGTTTTTTGGCTTCTCAATTGCCAGCTTCTCGATGTGCTTAGTATCCCTAACTGTGAGCTTCATCTGAGCCGTATAGGTGTACCCATCTATCTCGATAGTATCAATGGTGGGGTAGTCAATGTTTTTATCCAGGCTATTGAATGCCTTTACCATCTCAATAAAATCACTAATGTCAACATCCCAAAAATCCTTCTCAGGGATACCTAGATATTCAAAGATCTTGAGGTGCTTATCCACGGCATCTAGGTCCTTATTATTATTGATCTCAGTGATCATTTCGAATTGCTCAATAGTGAGCTCCTTCATTTGGTTTGGGATCTCTTTCCCTAAAATTGTTATCATAATTTTTTTTAACAAATATACTATTTTTCTAATATAGGTAAATGGCAGAAAAAAATATCCCTACTTATAAGATCACAATAGACCCAGCCTATGCTGAGAATGGTGAAGATCTTGGAATTGAGCAAATAGCATTCACGGCAAACCCTGCCATTAAGGTAAAAGGGATGGCTTTCTCAAGTGAAGCTAAGCCAATGTTTTTTTCTGATGAATTAAAGTACCGCATCACGGCCCCTGCATTAATCCCTATGGATATATACCGCTATGATGATGACGCCAAACAGGAGTACTTTGTGCAATTCACTAAAGAGGAGATTGAGAATATACACGGCAAATTCATGAGGGATATGGTCAATAGAGACCTATTTAACCTAGAGCATGATACTGAGAAAACAGTACCTGCCTATGTACTTGAGGCCTGGATAGTTGAGAACCCGAAAAAAGATAAAGCATACAGCTCCTTTGGTATTGAAGTACCTGAAGGTACATTGATGGTAACGGCACAGGTAACGGATAAGGAATATTATGCAGAGCTAGTAAGTGAGGAGCAGATAGGCTTCTCAATTGAAGGTTATCTAGGCATGAAGCTAAGCGAGCAAACAAATAAAAACCAAATAAATATGAACAAGTTACCCGATGGCGAGCACCTAATCGAGGGTAAAATCTACGTTGTTAAGGACGGGGAGGTTATCGAGATTAAGGAAGTCGAAAAAGTAGAAGCCTCTGAAGAGGTAGCTCTTGAGGATACTGTTGTAGAAGAGGAGTCCACAGTAGAAACTACTGAGGAGGAAACTATGGCAGTAGATCCTGAGCTAGATGCTGAGGCAGTTTTGGCAATTGTGAAACCAGCTATTGAAGAGCAGGTTAATCAATTAGTAGCTATGATTGCTGATTTACAAAACCAACTAGACCAAGCCTTGACTGCTGAGGTTGAGGAGGAAGTGGAGATGGCTGAGGCTGTAGCGTTAAGCGTACAGCAGAGATTTTCTAATGTTAACAAATTTATAAACAAATAATCATGCGTAAATTAAAATTCGATCTTAATATAGATCCTACCGCTTTATTAGCGGCTAACCCTGAGGCATTCTATTCTAAGGCATATTTGTCCGAAGATACTGCCGATAACTACCGAGCTTTGCCAGGTGTAAAGTACAAAACTAAATTAGCTTCCGTTACTTTCGGTAACATCCTTCAGGCTTCTAGCTGTGCGTTTACAGCCCCAACTGATGATTTAGATGCTAAAGAAATTGACGTATGTGCTCTTTCTGCAATGGCTCAAATCTGCCAGTTTGACCTTGAGCAATCTTTCTTGTCTTTGCAAATGAGCAAAGGATCTAACGGAGATTTTTCTGTAGCTTCTTTCATGTCTTTCTACTGGTCAGAAATGGCTAACAAAATCAATGGAGATATCGAGAGCATCCGTTGGCAAGGTGATACAACTTCTTTGAACCCTACACTAGCTTTATGTGATGGGTATGAGAAATTGTTAGCTGCTGATCCTGCAGTTATCAATGGTGGTACTGGTAACATTACTACATTCACAGGACTTGAAACAGCTCTATCTGCTGCTTTCGCTTTGTTGCCTGCAACAATTGCTACCAGAACTGCTGACCTTCGATTGTATATGCCAACTCAATTGGTTAACATTTACCGATTAGGAGTAGCTGCTGGTAACACTCAGGCATACATTACTCAAGATTTGTCATTGACTTTCTTAGGTATTAAGATTGTAGTTTGTCCAGGGATGAGCAACGATACTTTCGTATGGACCTTGAAGGACAACCTTATCTATGCATTCGATGCTGAAGGAGATAGCTCTGATTTACGAGCTGTAAACTTAGCTGATACTGTAGCTGAGCCTTACATCCGAACTCGTGCGAATATGAAGGTAGGTTTCAACTTCGTTAACCCTGCTGAGATTGTTTTCTATTCATAATTAATAACCGAGCCCTCAGCAATGGGGGCTCTTTAATACTTTAAATCATGCCTTGTTTAGTTTTAGAAGATATAGTAAAATCTTGCGACAATAACTCTGGTGGTATTTATGGTATCTGGATTAACCAACAGGATGAGATTGCTTCAATCACTCCTACAGACCCATCCGCAGGAGCTGGATGGTCAATCACAGGTATCACATTAGCTGGCGTTAACTTGTTTCAAAACTTCTACATTAGACGAAATACCTCTAACTTTACTGAAGAGAGTAACATCGATCTAGTGAATGGTAGCTCATTCGTTACCTCTACAATTAACCTAATGTTTCACCGACGAGATGCTGCAAAATCTCGAGCTATTAAAATCCTAGGTGGTGGACAGCAGTACCTTACTGCCATCATTTTGGATGCCAATGGTATTTATTGGTACTTCCCATACTTGCAAGTATCTGCAACAGGTGAAGGATCTGGCACATCCCGTGCAGATGGCTCTAAATATTCCGTTACTCTAGTTGCGGAAAATGACTATCTCGCATATGAGGTGAACATGACCCTTGTACAATTGCAGGCAATCGGAGTACAATAATCAACTCCATATACATCTAAAGGCCCTCAGAAATGGGGGCTTTTTTTTAACATCTTATCAGGCATTCAATAATATAGGTATGATCTATCTAGAGCAGGGGGTGATTAATCAAATCGTGCTGACCTTATCCGAGGTTACAACGGTAGCAAACCCACATTATTTATTCGTTTTCACCAATGAGATGAATACAACAAGCACCCCTCAATTATTCACGGCACCTGATACAAGTGCCTACCCAGAGAGATACAATTTATTTAGCCTGGATGAACCTAATGATATCTCATTAATCCAGGGCCAATTTACATACCAGGTATACGAGAGTAATTTACCTTTTGTTTTACCCTTGTCCATATCGCAAACTACAGGAGTAGTTATTGAGGAGGGCAGAATGGTAGTAAGTGGTCCAGCAGGTAATTCAATATACGATTAATATGGCATGGTACGATAATATATTTAACAGAAAATCAAAAGGCCCCGAGGTAGTAGAAGGGTATCAATCATTTTCTACTCCATTCCTTCCCGTAGGCCGTGGCAATTTAACGCTACCCTATGTTAATGGGAGGTATGATACAAATAAGGAGGTACGTTTTGGTACTGATGGATTATATCCAGAACTACTTAACCAGATGTATTACAGCTCCCCGTTACATGGTGCCATAGTTGACTACAAAACAAATGCAGTTATTGGTGGAGGGTTTGCATTGAATACCGATAAAATGACAGCTCAAGAAAAACTGGAGCTATATACCTTCGAGAAAAAAATCAATCTTAAGCACATCGTAAAAGCTACGACAAAACAGCTAATACTGCACAATCGTATCTACTTTAAATTGTGTTTTGACAAAAAACGTAAGCTAACCAGGATCGAAAACATCAGCCCTGAGAAAGTAAGGGTATCTAGAGACCGCAAAACCTACTATATCTGTGATGACTGGAGCACTCGCATTGATATTAGAGAGATTAAACCCTACCACATCACCTGCAATGATGAATATCAGCTCTATTGCTATGAGATAAAATCAATGGGGCAGGATTACTATCCGCTCCCTACCTATACAAGTGCTTTAAATTTTGCATTTCTATCTGGCGATTTGTCGTATTTTGCAAAAAGTAACATACAAAACAGCGTTTTTCCATCATTTGCTATGATGTTCCCAAAGCGACCACAGTCAGAAGAGGAGAAGCACATGATTAAAGAGACCATTGACAGGCTCAAGGGTGCTGCTAATGCAGGTAAAGCTGTTGCATTCTTTGCCAATTCACAGGACCAGCTCCCTAAGATTGAGGCCCTTCCAAATAACAACAATGATAAGCTATTCCTAGAGGCATCTCAATTAAATACGGAACAGATTTGTTTTGCTCATACGATTGACCCTATCCTGATGGGTATTCGTACAGCAGGAGCCCTGGGTAATGGTTCCGATATTAAGCAGGCTTATATTATATTCGAGAAAAATGTGGTAATGGAGCTCCGCAACCAGATTACCACAATCTTTAATGAGCTTATTTCTATTGCTAGGATACCTGCTGAATTTACAATTAACAACTTCCAAATAATTAACGAGACAATTGTAGAACTTGAGGAGGATACGAGTAAGACCAATGATGCACTCAATAGCCTTAGCCCATTGGTAGCTACTAAGGTTCTTGAGACCATGACAATTAACGAGATACGAGCTCTGGCATCCTTACCGCCAATAGAGGGAGGAGATGTAACACAAGGTGCGGCAGCATCACAACAACCCATTGCATAATGTTATATTTTATCACCGAGAATTATTTAAAGACCAATACCCCGATAACTGCTAACGTGGATGTAACAGATGTAACACCATACATAGCTACTCAATCGGCATTAAGGATACAGCCTATCCTGGGAACTGTATTTTATAACCATCTACTAGCGGCCTACAATGCACAAACCTTAACCAATGATGAGATTGATCTAGTAGAATTTATTCAGCCTGTCATTGCATGGAGATCAGCAGAGGATGCTGTTTTCGGTTTGACGTATCAGCTCAAGAATAAAGGCCTGCAAACGCAAAATGGTGATTACTCAGCTAGTGTATCCCGTAGTGAGGTAGCCTTCGGCATGGAGCATTATGCACAAAAGGCTAGTTTTTTTGAGCAGAGATTGATCAGATGGCTACTAGCTAACAAGGCACTATTCCCTATCTTTACATCGGCTGCCAATACTGATACCGATCTTAGGCCAATGTTCAATAATTGCTCTTGCATTAACGAATGGACCACAACCTGCACAGGGTTATGTGGTAACTTCCGTGAAAACGGATACAATAACAGCATATTGATCCTGTGAGGGCACAGCTCAGCATATTATTACAATCAATCCAGCTCCATTGGGCAGCACTAATAGGTACTATTATGACATTTTTCATGCCTATATGGGGGCTTTTATTCTTAATAGGATTTGCAATTATCCTGGATACCATTACAGGTATCTGGAAAAGCAAAAAAAATAACATACCATTCAGCAGCCGAGCCTTATCAGCCATTGCGAGTAAGTTAGCACTATATGAGATAACTGTTATTCTATTCTATCTCATTGACTATTTCATACTTAATGGCATCATTATAAAGTTTTTTTCTATAGATTTACTCCTCACTAAGATAGTGGCATTGATCCTGGTATCAATTGAGGTAATCAGTATTAATGAAAATTACAAGGCAGTCAGAGGGCTAGATTTATGGGATAGTGCTAAGAGGCTATTCAATAGAGTAAAGGAGATTAAGAATAATACAGACGAAATATGTACACCAGACAACAAATCGAGCGAGCCGTAAAGGAGAAAGGTTATAAGTGGTTTGAAGATACCGCAAATAAAGGTTATGATGTTAACATTGTAGGCATACGCAACAATGCCCCTTCCATAGCTGATAAGGTTACGAATGTTTTCGATGATCATATTACCATTACTTATAAAGATAGCTTAGGTAACTGGAATTTCTTTTGTTGGAATGCAACTACCGATCCAGGGAAAAAAGGTGTACAGCAGTTTCATAATGCAAAAGGGGTAGCTAGATTAGTACCTGGTCAATACAGAGCAACGTGGAAAATAGACAAACACCAGGGCAAATATGATGCACTATGCCAGAGGCTAGGAGAGGTTACTGTATGGAGGGATGGCAACAAGGATCTAAAATTCGATGAGGTGAAAACCGACAGGGGTATCTTTGGCATAAACATCCACAAGGCAGGTACTGACAGCACATGGGTAGAGAACTGGAGCGAAGGATGTCAGGTATTCAAGAGGGTAAAAGATTTCGAGACCTTCATGTTTATTTGTAAAAAGGCAGCTAAGATACATGGCAATTGCTTCTCTTATACATTACTAGAGCTATGAGGTTATTATTTATATTTATTATTGTCATTACGGCATATTCCTGTTCAAAAGAGCTGAAAGTACAATACCATTTAAGAAAAGCAATTGAGAACGGCCTTAAAATTGAGCAGGGTAGTGATACTATCCAAGTGCTGAAGGTGGACAGCTTCCCTGTTATTGTTAATGATACCATCGTATGGGAGAAAATTATCGCATATCGCGATACGGTAATACACACCAAAGTACTAGAAATCCCTAAAACCAGATGGCAGACCAGGATAGAGTATCGTGAGAGGGTAAAGACATTGAAAATCAAAGGTGATACAGAGGTAAAGGTGATAAGAGAGCAGGCAAAAGCAGCCGCAGCAATTAAGGAGGTAAAGTACCGCACCAGATGGTGGCCTTTTGTTGTGGGTTTGATCCTGGGATTAATCATACCATACCTATTGCAGGGAGGCCTACTAGATAGGCTGGCCCTATGGAGAAAAATATGATAAGAAAACGACTTTTTTACGACATTGAGACGTCTTTCAATGTTGGGGTATTCTGGAGAACTGGGTACAATATAAATATAAATCCTCAGGATATTATCCATGAGAGGGCCATCATTTGTATCTGTTATAAGTGGGAAGGTGAGGAGGAGATTCACAGCCTAACCTGGTCAAAGAACCAGAGTGATAAGGCCATGCTGAAGGAATTTACCAAATTACTAGCACAGGCTGATGAGATAGTAGCACATAATGGTGATAGATTTGACCTCAAATGGATACGTACAAGAGCCTTAATTCACGGCATTGATGTTATGCCAAATCCGAAAACCATTGATACTCTTAAATTGGCTAAAAAGTACTTTAATTTCAATAGCAATAAGCTCGACTACATTGCTAAATTCCTGCAGGTAGGGGCTAAGATGGAAACAGGAGGCCTAGATCTCTGGAAAGATATTGTATTTAGAAAGGATCAGGATGCCCTGGATAAGATGGTGGCATATTGCAAGATGGATGTGCAGGTTCTTGAGAAGGTATTTAATAAGATCCAGGCATATACATTACCTCAGCACAATTATGCAGTACAGCATGGAGGTGATAGGTATGAATGTGTAGAATGTGGAGGAACTAACTACCAATATAATAAGAAGGTAGTAACCAGAGCAGGCACCGTGCACCATTGGGTAAAATGTAAGGACTGCAACAGCTACAATAAGCTCAGTCAACTGGTATTTAGTAAATATCAGGAGTACATCTACAGAAAAAAGAAAAATATTTTCTAGCTAATTCCTTTATTTTATAAGGGTTTCAAAAATAATTTGTTAAAAAATGCAAAAAAATGTGCATAAAGTTTTGCATATATGAAACTTTAATTACCTTTGTAGAGTATTAACCCAAAAACAAATAATTATGAATGACCCCTATGTAAATAGCTTAGTTAGCTTTATCGTATTAGTCGGCATGACAGCCGTAATGTATTACTCTTTAATTTTTGCAGTATGTGGATCAATATAACAAACGACAGTATAAGAAATGAATTTCAAGCTGAATTTGAAATCTTTGATTATTCA